TGGCAGTGCGCTCCCAAATCCATCCGGCTCATTGATGAAGCCAGCCGCCGACTCGCTCGGCTTGGCAACGGTCAGCGATGTCTTTCGGCAGACGGGCATATACTCCACCCACGAGTCCACGCCCTTCAGGCGCTTGTCCACGTAGACCTTGGCATTGTCGGAAAGTTGGATGCCTCCATCCGGTTCGCGTGTATCGTTGTTGGTGTAGTACCCGTAATCAGCCTTGATGTCGGCGTCAGGGCAATCCTCCCATTTCTCGATCGCGATCTTGTCGTCCATCGTCAGCGGGTACGAGCCGTCGGCGGCAAAACAAGGATTCGTGATCAATGGCCGTTGCACCTCGACCCAGTCGACCTCGAACTTCTCTTCCGGCATGTCCACTACGCTTGACGAGGGAGCCTTTGCGAAGGCCGTGACAGTGAGCCGCCCTTTTCCGCCTGGAGCTTTCTTGACCTTGGCATTGTCCACCACGAGCCCGGTGTAACCCGTCATGGATTCGCCGCGCTGAGGACGGCTCTCAAGGCAGGTTCCGTAGGGGCCTTCGAAGATACGAGTGCAGGTGACAGCTTCTCCTGAAAAATCCCAGTCGGGAGAATCCGGAGTCTCGTTTAATTGTCGGCTTCCTCTCCATCGTGGCACTGCCATATTACGCTCCCCACACAGGAACCACTTGCTGTCCCGCTGTCATCTTCGACACCATCTTCTCAACGGCCTTGGCGGTCCGCTCCGTCGCCGCTGCGGTCTTCCTGGCGAGATCGATCGTCGCCCCACCGCCCACATAGAGGCCGATCTTCGCCAGGCGATCGCTCGCGATCTCCAGCTTCGTCTTGTCCCGGCCAACGGGTTGAAGAGAAGCCGTCCCCGTGGGGACGACGGTCTTCGCTGCTTCCTGGAGAGCCTCCTGCTTGGCCTTGAAGGTTTCGCTCAGTCCGCTCCAGATATCGCCGAGCGAGTTCTTCCACTCGGAGGTATCGATCACGTTCTTGGACTTCATGCCTTCCCGGAGATTCGCCATCCCGGAGGCCATCATGTCGGCGGACATCTTGCTGGACTCGTCCGCCGCGTCCTTCAGGAAGAATCCGTTCTGCTCGCGATCCGTCAGATGCTCCTTGAAGCTCTTGGCCTCGCCGTAGTTCTCCAAGCCCATCGCCTTGCTGATGCCAGGCACTTTCGCCAGGGCGGCGAAGAGTTCATCGACGACCTTGTCCATGCCCGCCTGGAGATAGGTGATCGGCGTCATGAATATCTTAAGCAGTGCGCCGCCAATGCCGAGGAACGCGCCCAGGACCAGCTGACCTACGCCTTTCCAGAACTGAGCGCTACCGATCGTCCCGGCCAGGAAGTTTATGGCCTCTCCGAATCCGATCTTCAGGCTGAGCCCGGCCAGTGTACCCAGCTTGCCCTCCTTGAACGCCTCCAGCAGGATCCCGATGACCTTCCCGATCTCGACGCCCCACTTGGTGAAGTCGATTGTGTCCAGGGAATCCGTGATGCTCTTGAGCGCCGGTGCGATGCCTTCCATGATGCCCGCGAAGAAGCCGGTCGCCTTGCTCTTGATGCGACCCATTGCGTCCCCGATCGAATCGAAGAGCGCGGCGTTCCGTTCAAGAACGGCGGGCATGCTGCCCAGCGACTTGGTGGCCGTCTCGATCGCGGCCGGGTCGGAGAAGAACTGTTTCATCGCCGCTCCGGATCGCCCGAAGATGGCCATGCTCGCGGCCGTCTGCTGGGCCGGATCCTTGAGCGTCATGATGGCCTTGCCGATGGCCTGGAGCTGGTCGCCCGTACCCATCCCCTTCAACTCTTCCATATTGAGGCCAAGTTGCTTGAACATCTTGTTGGTGGGCTGGCCCTCGTCGTTCATTCCGCTGAGGGACTTCTGCATGAGAGTGATGGCCTGCACGCCGGAGTCGGCTCCCACGCCGGTGTCGTCGAATGCCTGGCGCAGGATGACCAGGTCTTTGACCGCAATGCCGGTCCGCTGGGAGAGTTCGGAGAGCTGACCGCCTACCTGAAGCGCGTTCTTGAGGCCAGCGATCGTTCCGGCGACACTGACGGTGATCCCGGCCAGCGCCGCGAGCGTCTTGATCGTGCCGCTGACGCCGCTCCGGATCCCGTTGAGGGGATTCGTGAAACCCGTCGAGTCGAGTTTCATCATGGCTTGGAGCAGCATGGCTATTTCTTCCCCTTCCTTCGCCTCGCGGACCCGCCGCGCTTCATCCGCCGGAACTGCGCGACGGCGGCGCGGAGCAGGTTTCGATATTCCTTCATGTCGCCATCCAGCATGTCTTCATCTTCGAACGTCGGCCCGGTATCGTTCTCGTCATACCGCGACTTGATCGCCCTGAAGTACATGAAGGCTCTACAGAGCGGGAGTTCCTCGAAGATGAACTGCTCGGCCCAGCCATATTCACTGGCAATGGCATCGATGATCGTCAGGAGCCAGCCGAGTCCGTTTCCCCTACAGGGGATTTCGAAGAACGGATCTGGGCGGCTCCCTCGTCTTTTTTTGAGCCCGAGGTGCCCTCCAAGGTGGGACTCGATGGAGCCGTGGACATGGCCTTGGAGAACAGCGCCAGCAGTTTCTTCCCGAGGTCCGGCATCTCGCTCATGGCGATCGCATCGCCGAACTCGATGACAGCCTGGTCGAACGCCTTCATCCCTGAACTCAAGAACTGGAAGCTGTGACCCGCCGGATGCGCGAGCACGAACAACATGCGGAGGATGTCCATATCCGTCATCTCGACCTTGCCGTTCGACGCTTTCATGAGCGGACTGTTGATCTGCTGCATGATGGTGATCGTGGATGGGGTGAAGTCGCGCAGCGTGATCCCGCCCACCTTCGCCCCGTGCGCGTTCAATGCCTCGACTACCTTCTTTGGATTCCTGGCCATAGGCGCTCCTCTCAATCCAACGGCTGAACGGTTCGGATGATCCGCAGAGGATAAATGAACATGTTCGTTGCGGCGTCCGTCAGTTTCATCTGAAGGAACGTCGTCGGATAATTGGTGGGCACTGTGATGCTCGTCCACCAGGTTCCCGATTCCGCATTGATCACGTGTCCCGTGTAGGCGGTGCTCGAGAAGAGATCGCCGATCCGGATCTCGATCGCGACGTCGGTCAGACCCTGAACGGCGCTCGACGTGGTGCCACCCGAGTAGACGACGCAATTCGTCATGATCAACGTGGTGCCTTCAACGAACGACGTCAGCGAGACCGCTCCGTTCACCAAGTCGGCCCGGCAGTTCGTGAACGTGACGCTCGCCGGAGCGACGGTGTCGGCAAGAAGGCGCAACGCAAAGATCAGAGCGCACACTGAGCCCGCGAAAAGCGCGAAGAGACGCGAATGATTCCTGACCATATCGATTCCTTTCTCCACCGCTATTCCGTCAGGTTGGCAAACTTCTTCGCCTTGACGTTCAGAAGTTTCCAGCCCTTCTGGTCCCACTTGACCTCCGCCGACTGCACGATGCAATCAACGCCGACGATCTGAATGTCGTCGCTGCGCGCCGGTGGCGTCGTGGCGCTTTCGCAGATGACATTGATGTCGCATTCGTCGCGGTCGTCGAAAAAGACTTCTGCGATCGTGAAGCCATCGTTGTCGAAAACGAAGTCCTCTTCCCCGGCGATCACCCGCGCCTGGTTGGTAATGATACCGGCGGCATAGGTGTCGCCCGACTCGGTCTTGATTCCCCAAATGGCCGCTCGGCCGCGAATGACTGCATTTGCCATATTATCCTCCGTTCTTCGTTCCTTTCCCTGAACCAGAGCCTTTGGCACGGTTCAGGGCTTGCTGCTCTTTACTGACTCAATAGGTCAGCGCCTGGGCCTCGATACTGCTCGTCGATCTCAACCTTCTGCAAAATGGTGGCGCGGATCCTGAACGCCGCCAGGGGAAGTCCCTCGGGCACCGTTACGGGAGTGGTGCCGCCATAGGCCAGGAACTGCGGCTCGTCATCGGCGGCAAAGACATAGGCCAATAGGCGAGCCCTGGCATCGTTGACGAGTTTCAAGAGGCTCGGCCGGTTGTCCCGATTCTTCATCAGCGCCGCATCGCGATCGGCTTCAAGACCAAGATTGTAGGCCACCGTCAATTCGATGACGTTGTCACCCAGCGGCTCCTGGGCCTGATCGCCTTCCGTGTCGTCTCCACCCCAGCCCAGGATGAACTGAATGCCCTGGGGACCGGTGCAGAGGATCTCCAGCGCGTGCCAGGGATCCTTCGCCACAGTCAACGTTCCACGGCGCTCTTTGACCCAGCCGTCGAAGTCTTTCCTCAGATCATCAATTATCTGGTCGATTCGCATTGTCTCTCCACCGATAGGCCCATCCGCTAACTCTTCTTCGTTTCGCGACCTTTCGCGTCATTCGCGGGAGCCGCTTCTTCCGCCGTGCGCGGCTTCGTGGCTCTGAACGCGAAGAAACTCTTCGGGAACTCCTTCTTGAACGCGAGCGCGGCGGCCTTGACGTCCACGCCTTCAGGGACTTCGACGCGGTAATACTTTCCGGGTTGCGGGTCGCCTTCGATCGCTTTGCCTTGCTTGGTCAACTTCGCTGCTTTGATGTCCATCGTCGTGTTCCTTTCTTACGCCATCAGGTTTCCGCCACTATCGAAAGTCTTTGCCGGTTCGGTGATCACAATGCCGCCAGGCATCTTGCCCAGGTTGTCGGGTGTCAGTGGATCCGTGCCGCGCCCAATCCGGTCCAGCTTGTCGCGTTGCCGCTTGGCCTCGGTCTCCCAGGGATTGGCATCGCCATGATGGCCGCGCCGCTGATAGAGCGACCAGAGAGTCAGCACCTTGGCAGCGGCCTTGACGACGGCCGGGTACGGATCGGTGAATGGCACGGAGTACTTCTGGCCCAGGGCGCCATCGATCTCATCCTGGACGGCGGCGACCACTTTGTCCCACACGCCCGCATCGGCCTCGCCGTCGCCATCATCGTCAAGCGCCTGCTTGAGGAAGTCGGCTGGGATCAGGGCTTCGATATCGGCTTGTTCGACGTAACTCATTGGGATCTCAAATCCACTATCTCATATCTCAGAAGTTGAAGGGCCGGTCCGGGTTTTCCGGCCGGCCCTTCGATGCACACGAGGCTCTATCCAGAGCTTAGTTTCGATTACGCCGCGCCGGTGCTGAAGTACGCCAGATGCGGGAAGGTAAGGAACGCTTCGCCGCGGGCGTCGGCACCGTAGATGAACTCCTTGTTGAAGAACACATTGTCGTCGCTGGCCTGATCCTTCGACGTGAACTGCGGAGCCTGGCGCTTCTGGACCGCCACGGCCTTCATGCCGCCCTTGACGCCCAGGAGATACCAGTAGTTGGCATACGCGCCCGTCAGTTTCGGGCTGACGCGGAGACCCGCGAGACCCCTGCAACGGTTCTCGATGTTGCCGCCCTTGCCGGTGCCGCTCGACACGAACTGGTTCTTCACCAGATCCCATGCCGTGCCCCTCAGACTCGGGCCGACCATGAGATAAACCGGGATCACGTTGAGCGTATTGTTTTCCGGCCCCTTGTAACCGGCCATCAGAACTGCGGCGGCTTCCAGCGTGATCTGGGTGAGAGCACCCGTGCCCACGTTGTTGATGGTGTTCGCGCCGTACACTCGATTGGCGACGAAGAACGCCTTGTCGTCAATCCACTTGCCGTTCGCCAGGAGGGCTGCGACGGCCCTGTCGAGCCACAGGCAATCGTCCGAGGCTTCGATGCCCATGTTGGCCATGAGCGGGGCATACAGGCCGTACTGGTCGTCCAGGATGTCGTTCCGGGCGACTCCGACCGTGTCCTCAAAGTCCGCGTTGACGACTTCGAGCTTGTCGGTCGAGATGTTCTTCTTCTGGCGATCGCCAGTCCATTCCCGGAAGCCGGGGATCTGGTTGAGCCACGCGTGAACCGTGGCGGCACCGCTCGATGGCACCGTCATCGCGAGATCCGCGAGGGTCATATACAGTCCCTGCAACTCGGCAGGAATTGCCGGGCCGCGCTGCATGCCTTCGGTGAAGGCCACACGGAACGTGTTGAACAGGGTTGCCATGTTTGTTCGATTCGTATCCATCTTCGATCTCCTTCTTGAGCGGTTATTCCGCTGTTCGACTGCCTATTCCCCGATTCCGTGCCACTTCGACGTGCTCTGCGCCCACAAAATGGCGCTCTCGCCCGGGGCGAGTTCCAGTGCCGGCCCGTAGTAGTTGCCGGTCTTGGCGACCGCCAAGAGGTTCGTCGCCGTATCCACGTTAACGATCACCGCCCACACTCCAGCGGCGGAGGCGTTGGCCAGCGTCACCGTGTTTGTGCCGTTGGCGGCGCTGCCGGTGGCGTTGATTAGATTGATGACGCCGGAGAGTGTTACAGCCTGACCGTTCGTGGCGTTGGCCGCTGCCACGGGAGTGGTGGTAACTTTCCCGGCCGCACCTACGGTGGCTCCGCCCGTCAGCGTCGTCAGACCGGTGACTTCCACAGTGGTGGCGAAGGTGGCGGCCTCTTGCTGGTCGAGTGTGCCCTGGATCTCGGTCTCGACGGCCGTATCGGCAATCTCAACCTTGGTCGCCGTCGAGGCCCCGACGACCAGCGTTCCGGCCGTCTTGCTATCGATTCCCGCCGCTGCGTCCGTCGTGATGTAGTCGGCATCGATGCCGCCGTTATGGACGCTTTCGGCCGTGAAGGTCGCCACACCGGTGAAAGTCGAGACGCCGCTCACCGACAGGCTGGAGGGTGTCGCCGCTCCGCTCGGGCCGACTTTGGCGGTATCCACCCACACGCCGTCGTCATCCACGTCGACAACCGATCCGGCGATGATGTTCTGGCCGCCGCCGGTCTTGTTGACGGTGGCGTCGTCGGTTACGTAGACGATCTTTCCGATGTCGGCCGCAGCGATCACGTCCGCATTGGCCCAGCGGAAGACTCCGCGCGACACCGCGATTTTCTTCGTGGCCACATAGACCGCCGTGCGGTTATCCACCGTCTGCTCGGCCATGCCGATCACCGCAAATCCGGAAGTATCGGCCGCCGGGTTGGCCAGGCCGCTCGAATCCACGCAGACCAGCGAGCCCGCGTAGATGACGACGTTGCTCGCGATCGTCAGTTGGATTTTTGCGCCGGTCCGGCTCGGCGTATTCCTCGACGCCGACAAGGCCGTCGCAAACACATCGCTTGTCATGGCGATCGCCGCGATCACGGCTACCATCGAAATCAGGATTCGTTTCACTCTCATTTTCTCGTCTCCTCGTTACTGGTTTCTGTCTTTTCCCTCTTTGCGACTCTTGTGCCTTTTTGTGGCCAACCTCCGACTACTTCTTCTTGAGCTTTTCGGGATCCACGCCGCAGTTGCGGGCGATCTGTTTCTGAGCTTCCGTGAGTTCCGCTTCGGCGGTCACAGAGAACTCCTGGACGTGAAGGGGCGTGCGCTTCTCGACCGGCACCGTGACGGCGAGGTTCTTCACCAGGTCACGCAGGGTCGCCACCGGCGTGGCGGCGATCTGGTCCGCATTGAGAGGCAGAACTTTGCCTTCGCGGCGCGACAGTGCGACGAGGTCGGCGCGGTCCCGCTTCTCGATCTCGGCCTGGAAGGTCGCGATCTTGGTCGAGGCATCAGCGACCGACGCGGTCAGAGTCGTGATCTTCTCGCCGAGTTCCTTCGCAGCTTTCTCTCCACCGCCCGCGGCGGAAAGTGTCGTGATCGACTTCTCGATCTCGGCCAGCTTGGCGTTCAAGGCCGTGATGGCGGTTCCGGTCCCGGAAAGCGGTGTGATGCTCTCCTTGAACCCCGCGATGCTCGCCATGAGCGTCGTCAGGCATTTCTGGATATCTTCCTCGGTGGCCGTCTCCGCCAGGCCCAACCCTTTTCTGAGTGCTGCAAGTATCTTGTCCATGACCGCATTCTCCTGTTGAGTTTGACCGGCGTTGACCGGCACATCGACCGAATAAAAGCTCAAGCCGTCCACAGCGCCTTGGCGGCAGAGCGCCGCCGAGTGGAGGAAGATCACCTCGCCGTTGTCGTCGAGTTCAGGCGCGGGAGAGAGATCGATGAAGTTGCGGGCCGACTTCTTACCGTCGGGAGTCCAAGTAAGACTCGTCAGGTAGATGCCGTCCGTTCGGAGTTGAGGAATGCCATACGCGGCAACCGACCTCGGCTCCGTGCTCTCTTTGTACGCCTTGGTGCCTGGAACGGTGTTGTGCTCGAAGTCGAGCGCGACGCTATCGAACCCGCGTTCGCGCTGGAGACGCGGGAGCATGTCCCGCGTTTTCTGTCCAACGTGTACCGGACCCTTGCGAGTCTGGTTCACGCCGAAGTCGAGGAGTTTGAGTTCCGTGGGCAGTTGATCCCCTGCGAGCGCGTTGTTGCTGATCAGCGCCAACAGACGAATGTTTGCCTTCTCGGTCTTCATTAGTGGCATCAGTGTGCCACGAGAGACCAAAGGCGGTCATGGGCTCCTGCAAGACGTGAATGTTTCGGGGAAGAAGGGGAAAGGACGACGGATTACACGGAGGGCGACTTCACTTGGCTGGTCTCAACCGGATCCAAGAATCAAGCGTGAGTGGCTTGACAACACGGTAAACGGGCTCCTCGAAACTGTTCTGGCCAACCTCAAAGACTTCAATGGTGACCATCTTGCCAACAGACTCCTCCGGGAAATAATCGATGACGAATGCCTGGTGTCCAGACGATTTGGAACTGTGAACGACAATCGGAGAACTCGGACGACTTTGATATGCACCGATCTTTGAGAAGCGATCCCCTTCAGGAAGGATCAACTTGCTTGAATCGCGATATTCTTCGATGAACGTCCCCTTTCCAAGAGGATGGTTATCTTTGCCAAAGTCCTCCTCGTTCTTGCTTCTGATTTTCCCGCTGACGGTTTTGACGTCGGATCGGGGAATCAGTTTTTCGCCCAGAACGGCATATTTCCCAGCCGCATCCTTGAACATCTCTGCTGCCTGTTTCCGTGCCCGGTTTTCTGTCATGGTTCGCGAGTATTCTTCCGCCTCCTTTTGATCGTAGCCATAGCTCGTCTGGTCTTCTCCCGAAAGATCAGTGAACGGAATTTTGGTTATTCCAGTACCATGCATGACGGTGATCCCGTCAGGATCGGTTCTTGTGATTTTGCAGTTCGTGTACGTCGCTCCACTGACAGTCGTAATATTAACTCGGTCGGTGGTCTGCGTCTCGGCGGCACTGACCGGATCAGTAAATCCGAGTACGAATGCCAACACCAATGGGATGAGGACTGTTCTCATTTCGATTCCTCCTTCGTCGCCAAATCCTTCCCGGCCTCCGCCGGCGCGGAAGCGGATTCTTTCTCGATGATCGAATCGCAAAGACGAAGGATGCTTTCGATCTCGGTTTCGGCGGCAGCGCAGAAATGATGCCGCGTCCTTTCATCGACACTTTCGATCCTGGCGATGGCTCCTTTCAGCCAAAGGAGACGCGAGTGAACGTCCTTCGGCATCGTCACAAGAGCAGGATCGAACTCGTGTTTCGAGGTGTGGGATTCCGTCCCGAGAAGCCAGCCAACCGTCTTCCCGCAACGGGAAGCCATTACCGAAAGAATCTCCGAATTGGGAATGCGGCCGTGTTCATAACGGTGGTAGGTTGCTTGGTTGTTTATGCCGAGAAACCTAGCAAATTCGGCCTGAGAGCGACTTCCGCGAACCTCGCGTAATCGCTCGGAGAAAATCTTTCCGTTTTGGTATTGACTCATTTCCGCTCCGGTGTTAATTTACCTTCCGTGAAAGTGAAGACAGATAAAGAACCGGCCTTCGACGATCCCCTGAGTGTCCGTGCTGAACTGATGCGGAGAGGTTTGACACTGGCCAGCTGGGCAAAGACGCGCGGCTACCTCCGCCCCACCGTTCACTATGCGATCACGCGTTCTCACCAGGGCCGCCTTTCGATTGCGATTCGCCGGAAACTTAGAGCAGAACTCGGGTTATAGGCAACACCAAAATGGAGTAACGGAAGGAGAAGGAAAAAGCATGAAGAATGGAACGCGGCAGATCATTGAGGTGGCTCCGGAATTTCTGATGGAGCATTCGGTTCTCGAAAATATCCCGCGCCTGACGTCAGACCAGTTGTCGGCGCTGGCCGAATCCATCGCCAGCAAAGGACTCATGGATCCCCTGGCCGTCGTTCCGAACCCTCAGCATGAAGGAACCTATTTGATCCTCGATGGCCGACATCGCTTCGAGGTTCTACGAAAGGCAGGGAACCCGATTCCCTGCGTGGTCCATGCCGAAAAAGACCCATTGGATTTCGCCATCGAGAAGTCGGTCCAGGGTAGGCAACTGACGAAATCGGGAATCGTTCTCATCCTCTTTTTGAACCATCCGGACCTGAACAACCCGGCGGCAAGGAAGGCCAGAAGCAAGGCCGGAGGGAACCCTGTGAATAAATTCACAGGGTCGGTAGAAAAGGGTAGAGAAAAGGGTCAGTCAAGTTTCGCATCGCTCGCCGAAAAGTACCGGGTTCCCCGAGAGTATTTCTCCGCCTTGGCGGAGATTCGCGAGCAGTGCGACGAAGAGAAGTGGAGCTTCGTCAAGATGGCGATCCTCGAAGGCGAAACTTGCATCCCGCGCATTCCGTCGATGCTCGCCGGGAGCCAGCACACCAAGGGGAAGAAACGGATCGATCCCGTTTATGGCAGGCTCGCGCCCAGGGCTGCGACGACGATCGCCAACACGTTCATCAACTGGGGCAAGATCAAGTGGCTCAGCACGATTCACCGTGAGGCTACCCTTCAGAAGTTCGCCACAGCGTTCGCTGTTATGCCTGATGAAGTTCGCACGCTCAATGCCGATGCAATCGTGAAGTCCTGGCCAGCCCACGACCAGAAGCGTCTCTTCGTGGAACTCAAGAGCAAACTCCATAAGTAACATGATCGAGAACCCCACAGGGCAGTCGATACCATGCGGCGTTGAGGAGCCGGAGACTCTCCAGCGCATCACGCCTGTCGTCCCGGATCTGACGCCCGACGAGGAAACCGAGTACCAGGAGAACCGCCTCTTCGCCGAAGCGATCGTCAAGCGCGGCGAAGACGGCGAGCGGTACAGCGAGATAGGTTCATCGCTCGGGATCTCGGCTGCCACGATTCGCCGCTGGATCGATCGCTACCACGATGCGCTCGCGGGCGACCGCCGGGCGTTGTTGCGGAAGCGGTCGACCGGACGCAAGACCGCCATCGGGGATTTGTCACAGGATGCGGTTGACCGCTTGCGCCGCAAGGTGCTGCGCTGCGGATCCGTGGCGCTGGCGGTCCAGCACTTTGCCGACGATCCGCTCTGTCCCGATCCGCTCCGCGACAAGATTCTCGCCATGCCCAACCCGCATGCGATCCCGCTCTCACTGCGCCGCGCCTGCAACGTGACGCCTGAGATGCAGGCGAGGCACCGGGGGCCGGTCCATTACCAGCACATCGGTTTCAAGTGCCGCCACAACGGAACGGTGATCGATCCGGCGACCGACGAGGCCCGCGACCTGATGGCGGGCGATATCTACATCTCGGACGACATGAGCCGCAACCGCTACTTTTGGTTCCAGCTTTCGGATCCGGAGATCGAGACCAGGGCGAACCGGGGCGACAAACTGGCCCGCAAGTACGGCGTGGCCATCGGTCGCCAGGGGCTCTACACGATCGACGCAGCCGGGAAGGGCCTCGGGGTTACGCTCGTGGGTTGCGCCCGCGACGCCTACACCTCCGCCGATGTTCTGCGCCACATGAAGTCCATCCAGGCCGATCACGGCAAGCCGCGCATCGGTTGGATCCTCGAGAAAGGTTGCTGGGCAGCCAAGACGGTGGACGGCCACAAGGTGTGGGTGCCCGACGAAGAACGCAGCGCCGTGGTGGGCGGCATGAAGAGCCTGGGCTTCCTGGTGGAGCACGTCCACACGTCGGAAGGCAAGGCGCTGATCGAGTCCTGGTTCAATTATCTCCAGAGCATCCAGTCGCTGTACGAAGGCGCTCCTGACATCGGCCGCAAGCGCGGAGAGATGGAAGGCGAGAGCAAGTTGATCTCCCGGATCCAGCAGGGCGTCATGCATCCGGCGGAAGCCGGGCTGGAGCACATCAACGAAGCTCTTCAGAATGATCTCAAGGCCGTCACCTACGCAAACTCCAGGGAGAAGTTCGGACGCATTCAACACGGCGTTCCTGATGAACGCTGGGTCAAGGACACGAACCGCTTTCAACTCAGTCAACTCGAACCGAAAGACATGGGGGTCTTCATGCCAGTGAAACTTGAAACTCAGATCCGGCAGGGATGCCTGGAGAAGAAAATGGGCGGTGACATCTATCGATTCATGATCCCGGAAGTGTTCGGGACGCTGGGCGCTGGCTACCGTTTGATGCTGTCGTTCGACGATTCCAATCCCGCCGCCGGTGCGGAGGTCTACAACCTGGAAACCGGAGCCCGGAACACGCACGGCTGGTCTCACATGGAATGGATCGGCCACGCGGAATGGGAGAACAGCCGTCCGCTCTTCGGCTACAGCGACCAGGTGGCGGAAAGCATCGGGCGGGGCAAGCGGTTCCACCGCGCCTTCGTGAACGCCTACGCCGGGACCGGCATCTTCGGCAAGCGCGCCATGTCCGCGATCGAGTCGCGGGATGGACGCGGCAACGTCACGACGATCGAACGATTCGACCGTCCTAATGATCACACGCCTGATGGAGATTCCTCAAGAACTGACAGGCCTTCTCATGCTTCACCTGTTCGCCTTCCAGCCCAACGGGCTGGGGTCTCCGGCCTCGAGGGCAAAAGAGAGGCCGATCCGCACCGGCGCGAGGACGCCGGGGCCACTTCCGCATCCAGGTTCGAACTGGATGCGTCCCGCCGTAGCAATGGGCAAACAGGGGCGAAGGGGGAACGCGCCTCCCGCAGGCGCATCCTGAACCGCATGGATCTGGTCGACGCATAGGCCAGAGGTCAGTTGTCAGAAGTCAGTGGTCAGTTGGTCCGGAGAAGACGCGATGTACGAAGATGCCATAGAGATTCTGAAGAACCACGTAAAGACCTACGAGGAGAACGTCAATGAGTGGGAGCGTGAGGCAGATCCACATCGGACCAACCAAGTCCGTGCAGAATCCCTTCGGAAGAGGATCGAGCAGATACAACTCGGGATCGGGCAACTGAGAGTGGCCGGGTTTCTGTCGGAGAACTCGCGGGCACTAATTCAGGATATCGCCAACATGACCGACCCGGACAATCCCGAATCCTATCGGTGCGACGATCGGGAAGGTTGTTTCGACACCATACACGATCTTTGCGTCAAGAAGTTAGCCACATGGATGAAGCAAGAACCAGTAACCAACCCAAAGGAGAAGCATGAGTGAACAGCAGGAGAAGATCAGCAGTCTGGTGAAGCGGATCGAGAAGCATCAGAAGGAACTGAAGTTGAACGATTCTCAGTTCGTCGCCCGCTACCAGCGGTACATCGGAACGTCGAAGACCTGGCGCGAACGGCTCTGCGCCCGGAACTGGAAGGAGTTCGGAGCCCGCCTGGACAAGTGGGAGAAGAAGCTCACGGCCTTTGTACTTGAGATCGACGGCGGCAGCGATCTTGAAACCTATTACGCGGAACTCCCGATCGCCAAGTACGCGCAGGCGGCCTACCACATCCTCCAGGGAACGGATACGGATCGCCGTTGCGTCTGGATCATCGGGACGACCGGTACCGGCAAGACGTGGGCGCTCCGCAAGATCGCACAGGACAATCGAACCGAAGCGGCCTATCTCTCCGCCAACGAGACCTGGAAGGATTCCCGCATGCAGATCGCACGCGGGTTTGCCCTGGCGCTCGGCTGCGCCGAAGGTCTTTCGGCGGCTGGCACCTTCCGGAACGTGCTTGAACATCTCAAGGGCCATCCGATCACGCTCTGCGTCGACGAAATGCACGAGGGCGGCGTGCTGCTGATGAAACTCGTGAAGAGCATCATCAACGAGACGCGGGCCAAGCTCATGCTCGGAATCTATCCCACGGCCTGGAGCCGACTGTTGAACGGATCCACGGACGCCACGGCGGAAGCCCAGCAACTGCTGGGCCGGTCCCTGAAGCCGATAGCCACTCAGTGGGTGCGCGGCCTGACGCTGAAGGACGTGGAGAAGTATCTCGACTGCTCCGCCGGGCTCAATGGCGATTGCCGCGTCCTGGCCGAGCGGATCCTCCCGGAGATCCGGCGCGGCGGGAATCTCCGTTTCCTGGCCGACAGCGTGGAACTGGCCCGGATGAATGCCGACGAGACCGGCGAGGATCTGGACGGGGAATTGATCGAAGCGGCCGTGCGGGAACTGCTTCCCGCCCAGGAAAGGAAGTAGCGGCGATGAACGGAACACTGGTCAGACCAATCACAAAGACGTCGGGACTCGAACTCGCCGACGCCATGTTGAAACGGGCGGACCGCAAGCAACGCAGGGTCATCGCCAAAGTCCTGAAGGAAGTCTGCATCCTCAGCCAGGACTTCGATAGCGCCATGAAGTTCAGAGAATTGGAACGTCAGAACATGAAGTGAAATAGCCCGCCTTCGCCAAGCCTACGGCGCGGCGATTTGCGGACGCAAATCGGAGGACAAGCATGAGCAAGCGAGTGAAGATAGCGAGAGAGATTATCGAAACGCGGGAAGAGATGGAGCGGACGGTCGGAGAGATCGCCGCGCTCGTCATCGACCGCGACGCCATGACGGCGGAGATGGAAGGCCGTCTTCAGGACATCCGGGCCGAGTACGAGGCACGGCTGCTGGAGAACACCAACCTGACGGAAACGAAACTGGCGATCGCCCAGGACTGGGCGGAACGAAATCGAGACGCCTTCGGGAAGGCGAAGTCCATCGAGGGCGTACATGCAACGTTCGGATTCCGGACCGGCATGCCGAAGTTGAAGACGATCGCCGGGTGGACTTGGGATGCCGTGAAGGCGTGGTTGCTGAACCACGGCGGCGGGTATACGCGCACCGAAGTGTCGGTGAATAAGGAAGAACTCATTGCCGACCGGGATAAGTTGACCGAGACCGAGTTGCGGAAGATGGGCATGAAGGTTGTCCAGGACGAGAGTTTCTTCATCGAACCGAAACGCGAAGAACTCACGCAAGGCTGAAAGGCAGGTACACATGGACGCGACAGACATCATCGGGTTCCTTGGGATCGTAGCGCTGGCCCTGGTCGTGGGCGTCATGGGAGGCATGCAACTCGCGCTTTGGTGCTGGAAACGGGATCAGGACGCGCTCGCTAGGACGGGAAGCGCACTATTCTCACGCCGGTTCGCTAAGACCTTTATGATGGCCACCAAGGCGACTCGTTGGGCGCAGGATGCGGAGTGGAACGTTCCTCCGATCCAGCATCGAAAAACCACATTCGCGCATCTGACGAATCCCCATTTCCTGAGTTAAGAACATGGACTCCCACACACAGAAAGCGATCGGAGGAGCGGCGCTGGCACCGCTGTCGAACGACCAGAAGCGGGATCTCATCCTCCTGGCGAAGAAGGCGTGGAACGTCTACGGCCAGGAACGCATGGCGCAGAGCCTGGATGTCATGGACTTCGAGGAGTGGCGGCACCAACAGCAGCTGATGGCGGTGGAGCGGAAGAGCCTGACGGTTTGCACGAACGAAGACTTCCTTTTCCTGAAGGCGCATTTCTTGACCTTGCTCGGCAAGAAGGACACCGCGAACGCGCTGCGGGTCCGCGCCACCTGCGAGCCGAGGATATGGGCGAAGAGCCGGTTCGAACGGGAATGCCGCGACGCAGCGGACGTTCTGCCGCACGCCCGCGAGTACGCGGCGGGATTCTTGCGCAACGCCCGCGGAGTGGATCTGGACGACGCATCCGAGAAACAACTGTGGCACGCCATCTACATCATCAGGCGGCGGGCCTCGCAACTACGAAGGAAGGTGGCATGAAGACGGAGAAGCAGACGGTTGGTAAAGGAAGTGCGGAAATCGGGATCAAGTCGGTCGAGGTCACGTTGCGCGGACGCCCTGGAGCGCCGCTGGTGATCCATGCCTTCGCGGAGAAGGCGAAGCAGGAGATCCGGGACAAGCAGCAGAAGAAAGCCAAGAAGGCCAAGGAGCAGCGCGACCCGGAAGCCGAGTTCCGGGCGGCGCGGTATGTGGATGAAGAAGGCCGGGAGTGCGCTCCGATCACCACATTGAAGAAAGCGATCATCACCGCCGCCAGCGCCTTTGACGATCTGACGAAGGTCGGTTTGCGCCAGGCCGTGTTCGTGGACTCCGTTGCGGTACCGGGCGCGGCGCTGATCCCCATTGAACGCCACGATGGATCCCCGGCCGTTGGCGTGATGCGCGAAGACGCCGTGACGATCGGCATCAACACCCGAGGATTGACCTACCGGCCGGAATACAAGGAATGGCAGCTGCGGGTCCGGATCGAGTTCAACCCGCGCCTGGTCAGCGAAGAGCAGTTGCTGGCCCTGGTGGACCAGGCCGGTTGGGGCGTGGGGATCTGCGAGGGACGGCCGGAGAAGTCCAGCGCGTTGGGCTGGGGACGATTTCAGAGGGTTTGACAGGTTAAGACGGGGACAGGATGGGACCGGTGAGGCACAGAGGGGCTTGGCAGGCATGGCATGGCGAGGACGGGAAATGCATGCCAGGGAAAGGCGCGGCAGGCGAGGAAGGGTTTACAGGGGCCAGGTGAGGCCCGGCTGGATCCGGACCGGCAGGGAACGGCAGGTAGAGTTTGGCGTGGTTGAGCAAGGCGTGGAACGGACAGGTTCGTAACGAAGGGAGGATGTCGAAATGAAGCCGATCGATCTACGGAACGCGACTTGGGCGGACGTCCTCACCCGTGTTGATGGCGACCGCTGCCGGGTTCACCTGATGCTGTCCCAGGGCGGCCCCTGCACAGTTCGGGAATTGGCTGCGAAGAACGGCGCGGACGTGCTCTCGATCGCGCCGCGTGTGACGGAACTTTACGAGTTGGGCTTCGTGGAGTTGGTCGGTCGGAGCGGCAGACGCGGAGTCTACAAGGCGCTCTCGGCAATCGAGGCGGAGAAGACGTTCGAAACTCGGAAGGCACAGACACTTGTTCAACCGGAACTTAACCTCAAGGGAGCATAATGGGAACGAAGAACAGAAAGTGGAAGGGGCCGGTCGGATCTCCTATTCGCAATGTTTCGCGCACGTCCGCCGTAGCCTCGGCGAAGGCGGATGATTCGCGGGGAACTCTTCCCGATCGTCTGCGCGAAGCGACGAAGCCGAGCATGGTTCAGGTTGCGCCCGGCAAGTACGCTCCGAACCGCACCCAGGAGCCGCCCGAGGTCTCGCTATGCCGTTGGCAAACGAACGGCGATGGAACGTTCTCGCCGCTGCCCTGCACCGAACGCCTGGTGCGGCTCGACCAGAACCTGGTGCGCCTCCTGGGCTTCCCTGGGCAATGGTGTACGCTGACCCGGCTGGCCCGCGCCGGGTTCATCGAGACCATCCAGATCGCGCCCCACTTTACCCTCTTGAACCTGGACTCCTGGTTCAACCATCTGCGCCGCTGCGCAGAGGACACCGAGTTCTGGGACGCGCACCGAAACAACTACAAGGAATACCGGAAGTCGATTTTCTAAAGGAGGAAGCAACATGATCGAGATCAAGAATGCAGTTATCGAATCGGCCACGCTCACTACGGGAGAGCGTGGATTCCTGGATGCGTGGCTGAATCTGGATTACGGCGGATCCGGCCAAGGCTTCGGCGGCTTCTGCCTCTACCTTCCGAAGTCATTTGAACACCACGAGATCGTATCACCCGCCGGACACTTTATCTTCCGAGTCATGGAAATCGCGGGTGTCACCGACTGGAACAAACTGAAAGGGAAGTCCATCCGGGTGAAGGCCGACCACTCGGGAGTCGAGACAATCGGTCACATCATCCAGAACGATTGGTTCAGTCCACGGGAGGACTTCAAATCACTGAACGTTAACGAGTCCAAACCAACGAGGAAAGCATGAATGACATACAGCGGGCAGAAGTGGCGAGACTCAATAGGACCGTGGACAAGTTCGCCGAGTTGATGAAGCGGCGGCTCATGGAGAAGTTGCTCAAGGGATATTCCGGATGGGACGGCGAACATCCGGCGGGTGATCTCTGCCAACAGATCGGACAGGACGCTCTGCGCATTGCCTGCACGGGCCTGACCGATCAGGAGATTTCCCTGCGCTCCATCGACATTGCCAACCGTGCCATGTTCCTGTTGTACCGGGCAGAGGTACGCCAAGAAGAACAGTTCAAGACCGGTTTCGCCCGGATCCAGAAGGTCCGCGATGCCATCGTTCAGAAGACGAAGGGTGAACGGGGAATCACCGGCGACATGGATTGCCCCGCCTGCGGTACCGGTCGCCTTCGCTATTCGGTGGCCAGGTGTAACGGCCACGTCCACGCCCGCTGTTCAACCGAGAACTGCGTTTCCTTCATGGAGTAGATCAATGAAGAAAATCTTTGGAACGAAGGAATGGGCAGAAGAGACCTTGGACATCCAGCGCGGGTGTCCGAACGGCTGCCGGTACTGCTACGCGAAGGCGGAGGCGGTGCGTTTCGGCATGCAGCCTCGGCAGTGGCACACGGCGGACATCATCGTCGCGCCGCCGAAGCTCGCTCGCCTGGAGAAGTCGAAGAGGCCGCTGCGCGTGATGTTCCCGGCGCACCACGACATCACGACCGTGAATCTTCGGCAGTGCATCCCGGCGATCCACCGCTTGATCAACGCGGGGCACACGGTGCTGGTCGTCTCCAAGCCGGATCCGGCTGCCATCGACATCATCTGCCGGTACTTCTCTGAGAACGGAGGCGTGGGCCGGATCGAGTTCCGGTTCACGATCGGCTCCGTGTTTCGTTACGCGCTGAACTACTGGGAGCCGAAGGCGCCCAGTCTGGGCGACCGGCTGGAGAGTTTGATCATGGCGACCTACCAGGGGTTCAAGACCAGCGTATCGATCGAGCCGATGCTCGACACCATGCCCGAGCGCGTCGTGGCGCTCGTGCGCCCGCACGTGACGGAGTCCATCTGGATCGGCCTGCCGAACTTCATAGCGCAGCGCCTGGCGATCAATGGCGAGCCTGACAACGTCCGCCAGATGGGGCAGGAACTGATGGAGTCGTTCACCGACCCCATCGTGCGCCGGATCTACGCCAACCTGAAGGACGACCCGCTGATCCGTTGGAAGGAATCTATGAAGAAACGGCTGGGCCTTCCCCTGGAGAAGAAGAGTCCGGGCGTTCAAGAGCATGGAGCAGAGTGTAGAGAGCATGGGTCGGACAAGACAAATCGAAAGGTGGTGGCGGCGTGAAGACATCGCTCATGGAAGCTCTCAATGGGGAATGGCTCGTTACCACCTTCGGCGTTGGTTGGCCAATGAATCTTCTGCAAGATCGCAAGGAGATTGTCGATGGTATCGGGCACAACGAAATGGGCGGACGAGAGTGGGGTTGGTTCTCCGTAGAAGAACTGGGGTCCAGTAGTCTCAGGCTTAACTACAACGATCCAAGAAACCCTCGCAGCGTGCGCGGTATTCGCGATGTTCTCAGGCGCGATCGTGATGGCTGGAATGGGATGCTGTACTTGCGAAACCTGCCGATGTTCGAATTTCGCTTGGATCGCGCAACCAAGAACGAAGAACCAGAAACCGGGAACTGACCATGCCATCCTACAACTTCCAGCATCGGTTCGCCGATGCAATCTTGCGGGGATTGAAGCGTCAGACGATCCGAGCGAAGCGGAACAACCAGCCACGAGTCGGGCAGACGGCGTACTGTTTCACGGGCATGCGCACGAAGAAGTGCCGCCGCCTAGTAACCTGGCCAATCAGGCGCGTGCGCGACGTCATGCTGACCAAGCAAGGCGTATGGTTGGATGGGCGGCAGATGCAGGATGAACTCTTGGAAAGCTTCGCCCAGGCGGACGGCTTCTCTCACTGGCCCGGCATGGTGGTGTGGTTCAGCAAGACGCACGGCCTGCCGTTCCACGGCGACCTGGTGATGTGGTGACTATGAACAGATTGCTGAGAACCTTAGGAGGTTGGTTGTCCGTGTGGGGCCCCACGCACAAGTGGAGCCTCGCTCACGATCTGCGCCGGAATGGCCGGATCATCCTGGAGTGCCGGAAGGCGAGGTTCGTTTCCGGACACAACCGGGAATGCTGGACGACGAACGCCAATAGTCTATGCGATTACCGCGAGCACGGATGCCGGGCGTGCCAGGAAACGTTCTTGGCGTCGATTGTCATGTGCATCCGCATTGCCTTTTGGACGTGGCGGATGCGGCGAAACTGGCACTACCGTCGCGGAACCATGGGGCCGAAGTGGGACTCGGGTCATATCGTGGCATGCGTGTGGTACGCGCCGGACGATGTCTGCATCTGCGACCAGGCGATCAAGTATTGGAAAGAAAGGAAGGGGTGACATGGGACTTGGAACTCTGCTGAAGACAACGCTCCACGCCGTGACGATTCCAATCGAAATCGTCAAGGACGTGGCCACGATGGGTGGCGACCTCACGGACCAACATGAGACGTACACCTTTCAGCGCCTCAAGAAGCTGGACCTCGACGTGAAGGAAATTGAGGAGGAGGTTTCCGACCTGTGAGGCCGATCTACTATAGTTGCAGGAAGACCCATCATCCTTCGAACCGTTGGATTGCATGGTGCGGCCTGAAGAGGTTGTTAACCGACGGTCCACTGTTCGAACCTCAAAAGGACATCTGGTTCCAGATCGGAGAATCTGAGGAAGACGCGCTCGCGCAACTGAAGAAGGAAGTGCTCGATGTGTTCCCGAACGGAAAGTGGATTCGACAGGAAACGCCATGAAGACCGACGGCAAATACCTACTCGAGCCGGTGCCCCACGACGAGGCGATCGCTTTCATAAAGGACAAGCCGGTCGTCTCTCGGGATGTGTTCGACCACTTCCTTCCGGACCTGAAGGCGCGGGCGTTCACGATCACCGGCGTGGAGTCGGCGAACGTGCGGCAGAAGGTCCGCGATCGCATTGCGGACCTCCCGGCCGGTGCGAACTGGGACGATGTGAAGAAGGACATTGTGGCGGACCTCTCGCCCTGGCTGGTAGACGAGAGCGCGGACCCGGAAGTTCGGGATGCCCAAATCGCTGCGGCGAATAGGCGAGCTGAGCTCCTGATCCGCACTCACGGTTTCCAGGCATACCAGGCGACGCAGTACGACGTCATGACGCGGCAGAAGGAAGTCTTCCCGTTCTGGCAGTACATGACGATGGAGGATGAGGCCGTGCGCGAGTCCCACGCGGCGCTGGATGGCCTTATCCTGCCCGCAGACTCGCCGTTCTGGCAGGACCACTATCCGCCCTGGGACTGGGGCTGTCGCTGCCAGGTCGTCAGCCTGATGGAAGAGGAGATGCAGGCGACCAAGGATGGTGAGACCGACTACGGCCGCGTGTTGTCCGACGTGGAGCAGGAACGCCTGGTGAACCAGGGAGTCCTGGACGACGGGGCCGGACACAATATCGACGTCACTTCTCCCTCCGCGAGCGGGAAGGAAGGCGCGTTCCAGTGGAACCCCGGCGATCTCCGGATCCCGGTGGACCAGCTAAAGGACCGCTACGACCCGGAAGTGTGGGACAGTTTCCAGAAGTGGGCGCAGAAGCAACCTCTGGACGATGTCGGGGTAACGGTTATGGATTGGCTGAAGGGAAAGAAGTTGGTGAAGTCAGCCACATCCGCCAAGACTATGGTGGCCAAGTGAGTTTCAAGATCAAAAAGAACACCCTGTCCCCGGCCGTGGCCAAGATGGCCCGGAACTGCGCGGATCCGCGTAGCATCCTTGAAGCGATGGGCAATGCAGGCGTCGGCCTGACCAAGCGGGCGTTCAATGACGAGGCCCTGCGGCCAATGCCGTGGCCGCCGGTCAAGAAACAGGGCGGCGCTCCCCTCAAGCGATCGGGAGCCCTATGGCAGAGTATCCGCATTACAGGGCTCACGAGCAAGTACGTGACGTTCGGAACCGACAGGCCTTATGCACCCTACCACCAGTTCGGGACGCGGCCCTATGAGATCGTGGCGCGTCTGAAGAAGGCTCTCTTCTGGCCGGGCGCGGCGCACCCGGTGAAGGGCGTTCATCACCCCGGTCTACCTGCCCGGCCATTCTTTCCGTTCGATGCCAGCGGCAACATGACGCCAGCGGCCAAGCAAAAGGTCGAGGCGGCGGCGAAGGTTGCCCTGGCGAAACTGCTGAAGCCCTGAACCAGAGCGCGACGCACTTTCTATCATTCACGTCTTGCACCGTCTCTCGCTGGAACTGCCCGATCCGATTTACCCTATTGGCATGAATGAGGGGAACTTCCTGTGGATGCTGATCATTGTGCTAACGGGCGTGGGGAATCTGGCAAGTCTTTTCGCTAATCTCCGTCGCAAACCTCCAGTGTCGGAAGAACTCTATAAGGACTATCTCCCGACCCGCGACCACGATCGGCAATGCTCCGCCGTGAAGAATCGGCTGGACTCCCTGGACAATCACAACTCCGAAACCCACGTCGAGATATTCAACCTGATCCGGGAAGAGAGAACATGGGCCACGCAACAAATCGAGAGGGTCCAGGCGGTCACTCAGGCGGACTTCAAGACTCTCGAACGCGGGCTCGGCCGGGTCGAAGGTATGTTGAAAAGTAAGACCGAAACGTGAGGATCGCAATGGCACCGCGCATCGTATCCATGTTCCTCTTCTTTGCCGCTGGCGACAGTTGGTTCTCTCGCCTGATCGCCAAGGTCTGTGGCGGATGGTCGCACGCAGGCATCGGGTTCCGCTTCAGCGACACGAGCAGTGTGTACTTCGAAGCCCTGTTCGCCAAAGGCGTCCGCGGCCCGAAGCCACTGCCGCACCTGGTCGCCTGGAGCAAAGAGAAACCTGGCAGACGCCTGGCCATCGTCGAGTTGATGATCCCGGAGAACATCTGCGAACGGAAGTACGGGATCGCGCAGACCTACTCCGGCCTGATCGGTTACGGGGAATGGCAGTTGCTGGCCATGTGGGCGTTTGAACGTTTCGGAAAACGATGGGGTTGGCACGTCCCCAGGTCGCCGGGTCGCGTGGTCTGTTCGGAATATGCGGCTCGCGTGTTGCATCCGGAGTTTGAACTCCGCGATTCCATCCACACGCGGTTCGACGAGGTCACGCCCGGATCCGCCTGGAGTGTTGTCAGACGTAATTGGCAGCCGCCCCTGAAGATCATGTTCTATCCAGAAGGGACCATCTGAGATGTGGTGCGTGAACTGCCATGCCGGAAGTGAGAACGCGGACTTTGAACGGTGCCCGCAATGTGGGTGTTCGGAGACTACGAGCAAGCGGCCGTTCCCGCCCACGCCCACTCGGATGGGAAGCGGCCCAAGGAATGACAAGAAAGAAGAAGGTTCTGCGGGCCATTCGACACAGCTCATGGCAGGGAGGCAAGAATGAAAGTGAGAATCCTGATCGCATTCGCTTTGCTGGCATTGGGCATCGCTGGATGCGCCTCGCCGTCGCCGGTCGAGCACTATCCCTGGCATGGGCCAATCGTTGATCCCAATGGCAATCCTGTACCGGAGCCACACTATGAAGCGATCCCGAACTAAGACGATTCTGTTTCAGCCCTGGAAATGGCAAGGGGCCATCGCTGGCGATCCGACAAAGGCCGGGTTCGTTCACCTGGTCAAGGCGAGCGCGGCGGTCGACGATGCTCCGATCTTCTGTTGGTTCCGCTGGTGTCTGCCGACCTATAACCAGAACGGGCCATCGTGCGTAGGCCAGGCGTGGGCCAATTGGCTTGAACTGATGTTGCGACGGTATGCCGAGGAGGATCCGTTCAAACCGGGCGACCAGATCAGCGGTGAGATGATCTGGAAACGAGGCCGCGAGATGTTCTGCAAGGGCAACCTTGACGGCGGCCTGGAGCTTCCCCAGGGGTTCGAGGCCATGCGCGATCTCGGTTTGATCCCACCGGAAAGCCAGTTGCTGGCCATCAGTCCGGACTGGGTCTCGGTTGGGTATGCATTGCTCAGCACGCCACTGGTCCAGGGGCACCACATCCACCAAGGTTGGGAAACTCCGGACCCGAAGAGCGGCTGCATCGATCATTCCTATGCTCCGACAGCGGCGGATGGATACCACGCAACGCTTAGGATCGGGAGGCTTGTCCAGGAGGGAACGAAGTTCAACGTGAATCTGAACTCCTGGGGCCAGGCGTGGGGCTGGCACGGTCTCTATATAATGACAGAGGCCGAGGATGAAGAAGGGCGAATGCCGGATGGCCCCTACACGGCGAATCTCCCGGCGGGCTGGACTTCGTGGGAAGGCTGGAAAAAAGGGGTGATCCAATGCTGACGATCGGACAACAGGCTGACCTGCGCGAGGCGTGTCTGGAGTTTCTGGCGGTACGTTACCCCAACGCCTACACCGCCGACGCGATCGCCCGGATGCTCACGCGCCGTCAGCGGATCGATTACCCGGTCATGGCCTCCGACGTTGTGGCGGCTGTCTCGTTTCTGAAGGATGAAGGTTTCTCGGCCAGCGTCACGGATGCGCTGGCTGTCGTTCCCAGCTGGCAGGCGACAAGCGCAGGCGTCGCCCGCCATCAGCGCAAGCGCGTCGAAGAGAATCCAGCGGAGGGTGAAGTATGAGTCGGCAACGGGTAGGCAAGGTTGCCAGGCTGCCGGCCGAGATCCGGGAGCAGATCAACCGTCGGCTCTACGATGGGCAGACGGGCAAGCAGATCATTCGCTGGCTCGCGACTCAGAAGTGCGACGGCCACCCGGCCGACATCACCGATAGCAATATGACGCAGTGGCGTAATGGCGGGTACCAGGAATGGCTGAAGAGCGAAGGCCAGGTCGAGAAGATCAAGGACCGGGCGGAACTGGCGATGCGGATGGCGCAGGCCGCAGGCGGATCGTTACCGCAGAGCGTCGTGGTCCGGTTGGCTGGACAGATCGACGAGCAGATCGATGCGCTCGGGGAAGACGACTACAAGAAGTTTACCCCCGTTCTGAGTGTTCTCCTGGAGGCCGAATCGCTACGGCTCAAGGCCATCGAAGTGGGGCAGAAAGGACAGACCCTCGATCTCCTCCGCCAGAGATACCAACGCGATACGGCGAAACTTTTCCTCAAGTGGTATGCGAGTCAGAAGGCAAAGGACATCGCGGATCAACCGGAGTCAGGCGCTGATGAAAAGGTCGAGCGACTCGGCCGTCTTATGTTCGGAGAGGACTGGAAGTGAGCATTCTCTCTATGCGAAAGGCGCAGCGGCGTTTCCTGCGCCTGGTGGATACGCACCGGGCGCTGGCCTTCGTAGCACGTCGGCAGTACGGCAAGACGACCACCTTTGCCAAGGTGGCCCTCAAGAAGATGATGAAGCGGAAGAATCACACCGTCATCTTCGGTTCCGCGAAACTGAACCTCTCCCGCGAGATCGTCCGGAAGGAAGCGGAGATTCTCCAGGCGGCGATCGCCGACCTGGTGACCGAAGCCAGGGCAGCGAAGGGCGCGCTTCAAGTCTTCGATAGCGAAACGCAGAAGTCGCCGGACGTTCTCAAGTTCGATGACTTCGCTGAACTCTTCGAGGCCCAGCGCCTGGAGTTCCGTTTCTTCCATTCCCGGTCCTGCTATTCACGCACCAAGGTCGTGGCGTTGCGGCCCGACGCGGTGGGTGAGACCGGCGATCTAATGTGCGACGAGATCGGGCGCGTGAAGGACTGGCGCGAAGTGTGGGAAGCCGTCAACCCGATCGTGGCCAGCAACCCGGAGTTTCGATTGACGCTCTCCACCACGCCGCCTCCGGACGACATGCACTATTCGTTCGAGATGCTGGCACCGCCGGTCGGCACCGAGTTCGCCGCCAATGCCGAGGGGAATCTCTACGAGAGCGACATGGGGATCATGGTTCTCCGGGTCGATGCCTGGGACGCCTACGCAGATGGCATCCCCCTCTACGATTTGAAGACGGGCGATCCGTTGAGCCCGGAAGAATCGCGCCGCCGGGAACACGACAAGGACGCTTGGGACCGCAACTATGGGTGCCGGTTTGTCATGGGAGGCGTGGGCGCCTGTAGCCTGATGTCGCTCGATACGGCCCAGCAGCGAGGCATCGGGAAGTGTGCCTTCATCAATGTGGACTCGGATGCCGATTTCGAACGCGCTCTTACGTTCCTGGTATCGCACCTGGGGAGCGGGCGAGTCGGGATCGGGGTCGATCCGGCCACTACGACAAAGGCGGTCAGCAATCCCACAGCCGTTTCCGTAGTTGAAGAGGTCGGACTTGAATACACGTTTCCCCTCATGATCGTCTGGAAGACGGCAGATCCCGACGTTGAAGAAGAGCGGATCAAGCGGATTGTCGAGACCGTGCAGAAGCGGAAGGAAGGCGGACGTGCCAGGAAACTCTGTATCGACGGAACGAATGAACGCTTTTTCGCGGCGCGGTTGAAGAAGGCATTGCGCCATCTGCTCCCGGTCGACGTTATCGTGGGAAGCGAAACGATTGAGAAGCCGGGTTATGAGCCGATGACGACGAAGCAGTTCCTCGGCAGTCAGCTGATCGGCGACCTCGACGACAACCATCTGACGCTTCCTCCCGAGCGATACGTCCGGCAAGACTGGCGGCTGGTGAAGAAGGAGCGCGGCGCTCTCGTTTGCGATCCGGATGTCGACGGGAAACACGGCGACACGTTCGATGGATCGAAGCTCGCACGCTGGGCGGTCGTGGTTGGGTCGGGAGAAATCAAGGCCAGCGGGGCGCAGGTTGGAACCTACGGGCGATCCTCTGGAACGCCGCGAGGAAGAATGACCATGCGGCCCAACCATGAGTCCGATCACATAAAGGAAAGAGGAGTGGTGATGGCATGAACCTGAAAACGACAATAAGAAGTTGGCTTCAACGTTTACCGAAGTCGATGATCCCCATGCAGAGAGTCATCGTCACAGATTCACGAGCGGAACCTCCGTCAATGGCCAGAGGAATCACCGTCGAACTCGTGCACAGTGTTCTCAGCGCTGCCGAGCAGGGGCAGACACGCGATCTCTTCGCGCTCTACCGCGATATGGTGCTGGCCTCGTCTCACCTTCAGACCGAGTTTGCGAAAAGAAAGCTGGCCGTCCTGGGCGATGCGCTCCAGTTCCTTCCATTCGACAAGAAGGCTCAGATCGACGTCGATGCCGCTACAAAGGTTGAAGCGGAAATCTCCGCGTTCCGTGGATGGATCGGGGCTTGCGCTTTCCTCCTCGACGGGTCGCTCTATCCCGTCAGTGTCGTGGAGAAACTCTACAAGGCGACTGACTCCGGCTATTCGATCGAAGACCTGACGCCCGTTCCCTATCAACTGCTGGACTTTACTTCTGGCCATCTGATGATCTTTGACGTCGACCCGGTCACCGGCCAACCTCGCGGCACGAAGCACGAGGCCGACCCGGATCGCTATATCGTTCATCGCGGTCACCTGATTTCGGCTCCGGACAACTGGGGAGGCCCGATGCGATCGGTTCTGTTCTGGTGGCTGCTGGCCACTATGAACCGTGAGTGGTGGGCGAAGTTCCTTGATCGCTATGGTTCGCCATTCATGCTCGGCAAGTACAGCGACGAAGAAGGCCGAACGATTCTTGAACGCGCCTTCGCGCTTGCAACGAAGTTGGGCGGCCTGGCGATATCCGACGAGACATCGGTGGAGATCAAACAGGCGGCGGCCTCCGATTCCGGGGATGCCTTCGATAAGTTCCTCTCGGTCTGCAACCGCGAGATGTCGAAACTCATACTGGGACAAACCCTGTCCAGCGAGGCCCAGCCTACCGGGCTCGGCTCGGGAACGTCGAAGATCCAGGAGAATGTCCGGCAGGATATCAGGAAGTTCGACGCCCGGCTCCTATCCGAAACCCTGCGAGATCAGCTGGTCACGCAGTACTGTACAATCAATCGGTTGCCCGGAAAGCCTCCGATCCTCGCCTGGGGTTCTGAATCTGAGGCGAAGGCGCAATGGACGATCGCGCTCCTGAAGGCACTGAGCGATGCCGGGCTCCAGGTCTCCGAAGATTCTCTGTTCGGTCTCAGCGAACGTCTCGGGCTACAGATCGAACGCCGGTCCCAGGCGGCACAAGGGCCTCTGCCTTTTTCCTCGCCCTATATCTTCATGGCCGGGCAACGCACGCCTCGGCACTTGGATGCCATCGCAGAAGCCGGGGCCGCGGACCTCGCGCAAGCGTTTCGCGGGAGCCTCGCGCCCATTGCGCGGATCATCCGCGAGAGCCGGTCTGCCGACGAATGCGAATCGAGGATCAGGGAGTTTTGTGTCAGCTGGAAACCTGAGCGAGTCAATACGTTGGTCGCCGACGCTCTCGGTGCTTACGCGGCGAACGGTTCGGTTCCAGCCAGGTAAAGAATGTGTTGGGCCGGTCCGCGTGGTGCAGACCGGCAAATAGGTCAGAGGGTCACTACCCCTCCAACCGTCTGACGTCGACAACGTCAAACACCTCGCCGGGGCTATCTGCCGCAAGGCGCTCGTACTCTGGCGACACGGTACATCAAAAAGGGGTAGTATGAATAGTCCGCTCGGTTACTTCGGTGGCAAGTCTCGTCTCGCAGATCGCATCGTCGCCCGGATTCCGAAAGATCACATCTGTTACTGTGAGCCTTTCTGTGGAGCCGCGTGGGTCTTCTTCAGGAAGAAACCGTCGAAGGTCGAAGTCCTGAACGACATGGATGGTGAACTCGTGAACTTCTGGAGAGTCATCCAGAACCATCTTCAGCCGTTCATGGATTACTACAAGTACGCCGTCATCAGTCGCAAACTCTGGACGCTGGAGAACAAGAAGGATCCCGAAACCCTGACCGACATTCAGCGGGCCGTCAGGTACTACTATCTTCAGCGCCTCGGCTTCGGCGGGAAGACCGTCGCCCGCACGTTCGGATCGGGCGCGACCAGGCCGATGAACCTCAACCTAACGACGATGGAGGAAAGCCTGCTTGAAGTTCACTGGCGCGTCGAGCGCGTCACGCTGGAACACATCGACGCCTGCAAATGCATCGAGCGGTACGATCGGAAGGAGACCCTTTTCTATATCGACCCGCCGTACTACGACGTCGCCCAGTGTTACGCCCACAAGTTCTCGCACGAAGACTTCCTTCGGCTTCGGACGACCCTCGACGGCATTAAGGGCCGCTTCATTCTCAGTCTGAACGACTCGAAGGATGTCCGGGCGATCTATAAGGGATTCCGGCAGGATCGCATCGTTACCACCTATTCAAGCGGAAACTCCCGCGTCACTGCCGACACCAGGGGAAAGTCCAGGGCTGAACTGCTGATCCATAATCTATGATGAAGATTGGTCATCCATCGCGCTTTGCCGGTGCCGTCGCGCCACGTTCGCGCACGTCGGCTTCTGTGCCTGGGTTGTGGCAACCCTCGCCCCTCCCAGGCCGCCGCAACGTGGGCGATTCTGGGCGTCCATCGACCCTTTTCTATGCGCCCTGTTTCTACCCTTTTCTCCAACGGCCTCCATCGACCTCGCGCCGCACGCAGAAACCCCGCTATTCACGCGGCTTTTCGCACCGTTGTGCACCTATGTGCGCCGTTTCAAACAATATCGCTGGTCGCTAGTTGATCACGATACCGCCGATCCTCCCCTTCTTG